TTTGCGGCAATAACATAATTTTTCGTGTGGGTTCAAGTCCCATCTTCCGCACCAACGAGAAAGCCAGTAACCATGCGGGTTACTGGCTTTTTTCTTTTGCAAAAAAACTCACAAAATAACTCACTTTTTTCCCTGCTGGCCAAGAATTGATGTAAACACGCCATCAAGTGCGCTGGTTATTTGCCGATCCATCCCGGACACAGCGTGGCCGTAAACCCCGAATGTGTCCATACTCTTTGAGTGACCGACCAATTGCTTTACCCACCCCTCGGGTAGGGACTGGGCAAGGGAAACGAAAGTATGGCGAAGCTCGTATGGTGTCGTTTTCGGAATTCCGTTTGCATTGCAATATCTTTGGAAAAACTTGCGATAGGTTTCCGTTGTCGGCATTTGGAACAGATACAAGCCGTTTGACTTGGATGCTTGATCTTTTACAATCGCCTCTGCGATTTCGCCCAAATAAACGCTGCGTATCGCATTTTCATTTTTGCCTGTAGTGATTTCATTATCCTCGTTTATCGACCGCCTTACCTCCAATCTGCCATGTTTGAAATCGTTCCGCATGATGCCACGCAATTCCCCCGGCCGCAGTCCGGTCAAAACCTCAAGGCGATAAGCATTTATATATGGGTCTTTTACCAATTTACCCTTGTAGATCGTCGTATCAACGGAGAAAAGTGTTACAATGTCCTCCGGCTGCAAAATGTTGCGAACGCCAACGGGGGCACCCTTTGGAATTGTTATGTCCTCCGGGGTAAAGCCGGTTACTTTCATTTTCCGCAGATATTTGCAGAAAGAAACCATGTCAGCACGGATGCTTTGCAGATACTTCTTCGACAATTTCCCGTTATTGTATGCATAGTCGATAACCTTTTGCAAAATCCCATCGCAAAGTGCATCTGCCTTTAGGTGGCCTATCCTTGGGTCAATCCATGTTTTCCAGCGGCTTTCCTGCGGCCGCCAATTCGATTGCGAAGTCCGAATTTTAAGCTGCTCCATATAGCTTTCGTGCAGCTCTGACAGGCGCAGCTTGGTTCCACTGATGCCAGATGACAACCATTCATCAGCCTTGCGATTTGCTTCCCGCTGCCCTTCCCGTCCGGGCCTGCTGCTGGTAAATGTTTTTCTCACGCCGTCCTTTTGCACGGCTATTTGCCAGCGACCTTGCTTTTCCAACCATTTTGCAGTATTTGTTCTCTCTTTCATGTTATCCTCCTGCAATTAACCGCCCTCGTTTCCGGGGGCGGTGTTTTTTTATTTTTCTGCCATTACATCGTATACAACCACGCCGTTCATAATCGTCAAGAGGGTGTTGTCCTCATTGGCATCGTTGACTACTGTGACTGTTACATATTTATCCTTTGCGCCAAGCGTATCAACAGCATCAGATATTGAATTGCACAGTTTAACCATGCTTTCACGCATTGTTACCCATGGCTCGTATGTATCGTCGTATCCGTCCGCTTTTGCTTGCGCCACTTCTGCAGCTACTCCTAACGCTTTTGCTGCTATAACAAGACCGGTGTCATCGTATTCTAAAGAGTACTCAATCCCTGTGCCCTCCGCATTTTTATCAAGCACAGTTTTTATGGCCGAAGCGACTACGGACATATCCACTTCCGTGTTTTGCTCCTCTTGCTGTTGCTGCTGATTTTGCTGATTGTCCTGTTTGTCTTTATCCTTTTCTCCACCGGCAAGCGCTCCGATGATTGCAATTATGATAACAATTAGGATTATTGCTGTTACCATCGTTTTTTTCTTCTTTGGCTTGATCTCTGGTGTTGTTTTCTCCATTTCCTCCATAGTCGTCTCCTCCAGTACTGATTATTGTACACTTTACGGTGTACGATTATATTTGGAAAGAACATCTGTTCTTAACCCCGAATTAAACCGTAGTTAAGGTTATTTGCATCGATTAGGACGAGGTATAAAATCATCATCGCCAGCAGGACAAAAATAACTGCGAAGAGTGTTTTGGACAGCTTCCGGCGCTGGCGCACCTGCTCTTTCAGAACCTCTATCATTTCTTCGCTGTTCTGGCTGTCTGTTTTGTTATAGACTTCCTTCACGAAATGCTTGTCGAGAGATATGTGCAGCGCTTGGCAGATGGAAGCAACGAGAAAAAGGCTCGGATTCTTGGTCGGCTCCGAAAGCAGCCTGGAGATCGTCCTCTCAACCGTCCCGGCATTGTCGGCCAAATCCTTGTGGGTCATTCCCTGCTCCTGCCGTTTTGTGGCTACCTCCAATAAAAAGTTATCCCAATTCCTTTCTTCGTCTGAATTCACAAACTCATCTCCTGTTTTTTGTTACCGGACACTTTTGTCCGAAAAACATGACAGTTTTTGCGCCGAAACCGCAACATTTGTCAGTACATATTGGCAATACAATTTGTTACAATTGAATTGTACCAAATACCGACTGAATTTGGAAGGATTTTTATTTGACAATAATCGACAAAAGAGGAGGAACACCAATGGAGAAAAAGGAGGAATTCAAAAAGGCGGTGGAACGGATGTCTGACGAGCAGCTTGTTAAATATCTTCGGATTCTAAAGTTTTCATTAGACGAAGATATTTCTCAATTTTCTCATCTGTCAAAGTATCTGCGAAATCCATAAGGTCTTTCCGAATCCCGGACAGCTCACCTTCGGTGGGCTGTTTTTCTTTCCCCAAAAGGTAATCCACGCTTACGCCGAAGTAGTCAGCAACCTTTTGCAATGTTGCCTGCCTTGGAATTGTCCCTTTGCTCCACCGCGTAACCACGGAACGCATAAACCCCATTTCTTCGGCGACAGCAGACGGGGACTTCCCAATTTTATTACAAAGAGCAACATAGTTGATATAGAACAAACGCAACACACCCTTTTTGTGCAAATAGCAGAAAGTAAACAAAAGGAACAACTGCGTCTTGACTGTTGCGTTTGTTTACACTATAATGAAAACATAAGCAACAAGCGCAACACAAAGCGGGCACTCAATGTGCCATGATTCATTTTTCCTCGCAAGGATATGATAACACTTTGTGTAAACTTTTGCAACACAATATATAAAGAAGGGGGAAAAGTTTAGATGCCTGCACAATGGACTGGCGATGTGGTCGGCAAGATGCACAATAACAAGATTACAATGGCTCAGCTCGGAGAAAAACTCGGCGTTGGGAAAGCGTATGTGTGTGCGATATTAAATGGCCGCCGCAGCCCAAAGGGAGCCGAGCAGAAGTTTAACGCTGCACTGGACGAGCTTATCAAGGGAAAGGAGGAGGACAATGAAAGACTGGCATGACATGAGAAACGATGAATTTGAAAAATACCTTATCGAAGTCTACGGCGATACCAGCTGGAAAGCATACCTATTTAAGACCAGGCCACCGCAGATCATCACGGTTTTGTGTGGCGTTCTCTCCATCATCATAGCGGCAGTAGTGATATTATCCCATGTTGCATGAGGAGAGACAGGACGGCAAGCAGGAAACCGGCGATTGCAACTCCTGTTGTAATCCAATACCGGACGCTTAACTTCTTCTCGGCCCGCATGTCGGCTTTAACGCGCAAACCGTTTTCCGATAGGCAAGCAACTCCCTCATCAAAGGAGCCATTGCTAAACCAGTAGTATTCGCCGCCGAAACCGCCATCTACCAGCTTTGACCGGAGCATAGTTTGAAATTCAGATTTTGTCAATTTGGCGCTATTGCTTCGCTTGAATTTGCGAAATATTCTCTTTTCTTCTTCGGTCAAAGAATACGAAACATCAAGTTTTTCGCTCATAATATCACCTCAACTATAGTCTACCACATGAAGGGAGGGACAGCAATGTCAAGGAAAGTTGATACCTACCGCAGGCTGCGAGCGCTGATGCTGGAACTTGGCCACGACCAGACAAGCCTTGGGAAGCGCACCGGTATGAGCCGCCAGCAGATCAGCGACAGAATGATTTGCAAGACCCCGTGGACATTGGAGGAAGTCTATAAGGTCTGCGATGCATTATTTATTCCAATAAAAGATGTCAAGAAGTTTTTCCCGCCAAACGGGGTGGAAAAGAAGGAGGAACAACATGGAAGCAACAACCAACACCTTTATCCGGTGGTTTAACTCGGATGAGATCGTACCCAGCAAGGACGGGCATTACCTGTGCCAGACAAATCCGGGAAGATACGCTACCTTGCCATTCAGCACCAAGCATCAGATGTTCAATGTCAGCAGAGATAATGTGGATTGCGCTATCAAGGTCCAGTGGTGGGCATCCCTACCGGAGCTTCCGCAAAAGGAGGTACAGGAAGATGAGTAAAAAGGAGTGGCTGCAGGAAGCCTTGGCCGTAGTCCTCGGAATGGGAACCATCTTCGCAGCAGCGGCTATCCTGCTGCTTGTGAGGTAAGACCATGGAGCAGAACGAGAGGATAGCAGTTATCCGTGAGAAGTTCCCCGGTTACACCAAGCCGCTGGACAGTATGTGCAAGAAGCCGGGCTATTACGGAATTCGGCGTACTGCAGAAGCGGAAGCGCTGATAGCGGACAAGCCCGGCAGGAAGCGGGAAGCAAACTATAAGCTGTCTGTGCGTATTCCTTTGGGCTATGTGAATATGGCGGAGTTCCGTCAGCAGCTTATCGAAATGGGTTACTGCAACTTCACAGCTTGGGTTCTGCGCTGTATCCGCCGCCAGCAGGAGGAGTACAGGCATAGAAAAGCCCCCACCGGCTCCGCAAAAGCCAATGAGGGCAAAGGTAGATTAAGCACCACCAATATACAAGATTCTGGTAGGGATGTCAAGTTGAAAAACGGGGAGGTTGTGGAAGCATGAACCCATACAATATCCCGGATAGGCCAATCCCGAGCTGTGTGGATAACTACGATGATAAGCCGCACATCTGCCCGGAGTGCGGCTGCGAGATCAACGAGACCATTTACATTAAGGACGGAATGGTCATTGGCTGCGAAAACTGTGTTAAGCGGTTTGACGCCAGCGATGCGGATGCTGACAGGTACTTTGATGAAGAACCAGACAGATATTAAGGAGGAGCTATGGAGAACTACTTTCGAGAATTGAACAGCATCAACTGCTCTGACAAGACAGAGAAGAAGAATGGCCTTACATACCTTTCTTGGGCATGGGCCTGGGGAGAAATCAAGAAGCTGCACCCGGATGCCACCTATACCATCTACGAGGATGCTAACGGCCTGTTTTACCACACAGACGGTAAGACCTGCTGGGTTAAGACTGGCGTAACCGTCAACGGCATTGAGCACATCGAGTATCTGCCGGTCATGGATAACCGCAACCGCTCAATCCCGGCCAGTGATGTTACCTCATTCGATGCCAATAAGGCAATCCAGCGTTCCCTTACAAAAGCCTGTGCCCGTCATGGCCTTGGCCTGTATATCTACGCTGGCGAGGACTTACCGGAGGGTGCAGAAAGAGAACCAGAGCCTACCGAGTATTGCATCGACTGCGGGCAGCAGATCACCGGTATCAACAAGCGCAACGGGGAGTATTGGCCTGTAAGCGAGATCGCCGCCTACAGCGTCCAGCGGTTCGGCCGCAAGCTGTGCCCGAACTGCCAGAAGAAAGCCTTTGCCGCCGAAAAGGAGGCCGAGAAGAATGAAAACAAGGCTCCGGTTTGATTCTGCCGACTGGACAAGAGACCGGAACGGCTATGGCATTACCCTGTATACCAAAGATGCCGCAGCCGCACAGGCTTTCCTTGATGAGATGAAGCCCGGCAAGATGTACGCCGCCGAACTAAAGGAGCACCACGAGCGCAGGAGCCTTTCGGCCAACTCGTACCTGTGGGCGCTCCTTGATGATCTGGCCTTTACCCTCTCCACCCAGGCGGCCCCGCTGACTAAGGAGGAGCTGTACCGGAAGTACATTAAGGAGGTCGGCATCTGGAAGGATGTGCACAATATCGAGCCGGAAGCCGCCAAGACCGTCCGGACAGCGTGGGAAATGCTCGGTACTGGCTGGGTAACAGAACAGGTAGACTACGAGCCAGACGGTGACCATCTGGTGATCCGGCTGTACTACGGCAGCAGCACCTACAACACCAAACAGATGTCCCGGCTGCTGGATGCCGTCATCGCAGACTGCAAAGAGCAAGGGATAGATGTTGCCACTCCGGCCGAGCTGGCCTTGCTAAAGGAGGAATGGGGAAAATGAAAAACGAATGGGGCGCAGAGCTTGACCGAAACGGATACGCTCCGAGCATCGTACAGGCCGACACATCTAAGTGCTTTTTGTGTCAGCGCTCCAGCGTAAAGCTCGACCGGCACGAAATCTTCGGCAACGCCATGCGGAGCAAAAGCAAGCGCATGGGACTTTGGGTATCCCTGTGCCACACGCCGTGCCACCTGACACACGCACACGGCTGTGCCGAGGTGATGGACTGGCTGCACCGGCTGGGCGAGCAAGCCTGTATCGACAACTACGATTTCACTATCCCGATGTTCCGGGAGGAATTCTACACTAACTATTTGGAGGAAACAGAATGCTGAACAAAGCGATCCTTAATGGGCGGCTGACCAAGGCTCCCGAACTGAAACAGACCCAGAACGGCAAGAGCGTGTGCAGCTTTACCATTGCGGTAGACCGCAACCGTGACCGAGAAAAGACTGACTTCGTACCCATCGTAGCATGGGGCAAGACCGCCGAATTCGTAAACCAGTGGTTCGGAAAGGGTGACCTCATTACCATTGTCGGCCGCATCGAAGTTCGCAACTACGAGGACAAGAACGGCAATAAGCGCACAGCCACAGAGGTTATCGCAGAGGAAGCTCTTTTCGGTGGCAGCAAATCTACCGGCAAGGCAGAGGAAAAGCCCGCAGAGAGCGAGCAGGGCGGATTTGAAGAAGTCGAGGGCGACCCTAACGACCTCCCATTCTGACGGGAGGTGAGGAGGAATGCCGAATAGATTGATAAAGGATAGCTTCCGCACAAGCGACAAGATAGCATCCTTAACGGATTTCGAGTTTCGGCTTTGGGTAAGTCTTATTGTTTCGGTAGACGATGCAGGACGAGGAGATGCCCGACCTGCAATCATCAAAGGCAACGCATTCCCGCTTCGGGAACGGGTTACTGCAAAAGATATCAACGATGCGCTCCACGGTTTGGCGGCCAAAGGCTGCGTTTCCCTCTACGAGGTGGACGGGAAGCCCTACTTTTGGTTCCCGACTTGGGCCGAACATCAAAGGATACGAGAATGCAAACCAAAATATCCCGACCCGCCTAAAAACAGCGGCTTTACACCGTCTGCGGAAATCTGCGGCGAGTTGCCGCAAGTTGCTGCGGATTGCGGCGAGCTGCGGCCTGAATCCAATCCGAATCCGAATACTAATCCGAATCCGAATACAAGTACCCCCCATGCCCCCCAAGGGGGCCGGTTTGCCGAATTTTGGGCGCAATATCCCAAGAAAGTCGGGAAAGGAGCAGCAGAGAAGGCATTTGAGCGCATCAAGCCGGATAAGCAGACCTTTGACCGCATGATGGATGCCATATCTGCACAGAAGCGGAGCCGCCAATGGACGGAGAACAACGGCCAGTACATCCCAAACCCTGCGACATGGCTGAACCAGCGCAGGTGGGAGGACGAGCTTCCGCAGGGGGAAACCGAGGTAAAGCAGCTGCCCAGCTATGACATAGCGCTGGCGGAGCGGATGATGGAGGAGAATGCGTGAAAATCACTATCCCAGAAATCCCACCATCGCTGAATAAATACGCTGGTCGGGCAAATACCTGGGACTACCGGGCAGAAAAGCAGCGCTGGCTGCAGCTGTTTGTTGCATACTGCCCCAAGTGCAAACCAATGGGCAAGGCCATAGTGACCATCACCTACTACTTCCCCACCCGGCACCGGCATGACCCGGATAACTACAACGGCAAGATGCTGATGGACGGGCTGGTACACCGGGGCGTTATCGCAGACGACAGCTTTGACCATGTCGAGCTGCGGCTGCGTGGGGCATACGACCCCAAAAACCCAAGAACAGAAATTGAAATAGAGGAGGTAACGGATGAAAGTACTTGAATTGTTTGCCGGAACGCGGAGTATAGGGAAAGCGTTTGAAAACAGAGGGCATCAAGTGTTTTCTGTGGAATGGGATAAGAATTTTGAAAACATCGATCTTTATGCAGATATCTTAACAGTCACGACGGATGAAATTCTGAATCGTTTTGGACGCCCAGATGTGATTTGGGCAAGTCCGGACTGTTCCACATTCAGCATTGCCGCTATAAGCCATCACCGGAGAAAAAATCCTGTAACAGGAAACCTTGACCCTGTCAGTGACTATGCAAAATTTTGCGATATGGTAGATCAGCATGTATTACAACTGATCAAGGACCTTAAGCCAAGGTTTTGGTTCATCGAAAATCCAAGGGGCGGGATGCGGAAGATGTCATGGATGCAAGGACTGCACAGGTACACGGTGACATATTGCCAGTATGGTGACACCAGGATGAAGCCTACTGACATCTGGACAAACCATCCTGATCCCAAGTTCAAACCGATGTGCAAGAATGGGGATCCCTGTCATGAAAAGGCACCAAGGGGCAGCAAAACTGGCACACAGGGGCTAAAGGGTAGCAAGGAAAGAAGCGTTATTCCGGCAGCACTGTGCCAGCACATAGTGGATATTTGCGAAGAAGGACTATCAAAGGAGGTACCCTGATGGGGCAGAAGGATGTAGAGCGGGAGAAGCCGCTTTTTGAGGGACAAAGTGCCGAGGAATTTATCAAGCGCTGGAACGCTATCACCAAAGCCATAAAAATGCGCGCAGAGATGGCCGAGCAGAAAAAGGTGGTGAGTTATGATGTCATACGATAAAGCGTCTCCTAACGCCAAAATAGGCTGTTCTAATTCAAACGACCCGGAGTTCCTGGAGCAGCTGGTGCGGGAGGGCAAGACCAACAGGGAGATTGCCTTAATTCTCGATCTTGATTACGGCTCTGTGGCCTCGATCTTGTATCGCTATGGAATCAAGAGAGACCCAAACCGGCCCTGCAAGAGATGCGGAGGGCCGATAGGAAGCACCAACACCAGGCAGCTGTATTGCAAGGAGTGCCAAAAGGCCATGGACAGCATCCGGGCCCGCAAAAGCAGTATGAAAAAAGCTGAGTTGAAGAAATGCGAATACTGCGGGAAGGAATATTTCGGCCAGCCGGGGCAAAAGTACTGCTCCAAACAATGCTACAAGGATGCGGCGGCATCCGGTAAGTATAAGCGTCCCAAGAATTGGATAAAGCGCCGGGATGGGAAAATCGACATCGAGATAAGGGTTTGCGGCAAAACCACGGAGCGACGGGAGAGCGTGGACTACTACGAGGCCAGGGAGATTTGGCACGATGGATGGATAGGCCGGGGCTACGCAGCGCTGATAACGGTAGATGGCCACAGGTTGGAGACCCTGCCGCAAATAAAGACATTTTTCGGATTTAGGAGGGATTCGCTATGAGGAACCGGACGGCAGCGGCAGTTACGATAATCTTAGCTGCTTTCTGCATAATGGTTCTATCGGCTATTTCGGCTGAAAGGTGGAACCAGTTGGATGAAGTTGCCCAGGCGGAGATCACCGCAGAGGAACAGGAACGCCGGGAGCAGGCAGCCTATTACAAGGGTTGGCAGGACTGCAAGCAATATTATCTTGAGAATTTTGGAGGGTGAGCCAATGACGGTAAAGGACTACTACGAAACAATCCGGGGCATAGAAAGGCTGGCTGAGTTGGTTGACGCAGAGGGGGCAGTCACCCTCGACTATGACGATGCGGAGCAGATATGGGCGCTGCTGCTGGACTACAAGGATTTGCTGATGGCTAAGGAGGTGGGATGATGTGCAAGGCCGTTATGGTAAGTATACGACCGAAGTGGTGCGAGAAGATTATCAGAGGTGAGAAAACCATTGAGGTGCGAAAGAACCGCCCGAATATGGAAACGCCGTTTAAGTGCTATATCTACTGCACGAAGCCAAAATACGAACACGAGGATTTTATCCGTACTGATTACCCGAAACCGCAGTTTTACGGAGGCGGGAAGGTCATCGGTGAGTTTATCTGCGACGCGATTGTCCGTGTGAACATCTGCGGATTCTGGGACGATAGTGGGAAGCAGCTCGACAATCGGCTCAAAGAAACATGTTTGACCTCAGAAGAGTTATGCGACTACCTTGGCGAAAAGGTCGGTTACGGATGGCATATCTCCGACCTGAAAATCTACGACACGCCGAAGGAGTTGAGCAAGTTTTCGCGCCCGTTTGAAAACTGCATAGACAAAGTGTGTGATGAATTTGGGTGTGAATCATGCGAAAATGGCGGTCATATTAAGCGCCCGCCCCAAAGCTGGTGCTATGTGGAGGAAATGTGATGGATGCTGTGAAGTTTATTGAGGAATGGAATCGTATGCTGAAGGTTGAAGGTAAGGCCCCCTGTATTGAGTTTTGTACTACACGAACTCCCGAGGAAACGGTGTTCTCTGTTGGAGAATGGTCTGCTGCACATCCGCGCAAGACACGGCAGAGCGTGTTTTTAGAGCGCTACCCGGAGGCGAGGCTTGATGGGTACGAAGTACTGCGGCTTTGTCCGTCTGATATTTCTGCTGCTCACCGAGATAGCGAAGGGTGTGGATACCCAGAACAAAGGTGTACAGACTGCCGTCGTAAGTTCTGGATGCAGGAGGTAGAATGATGGAACGACTAACGAATGAAGAGGTCAGAGTGGACGAGAGCATGGACCGGTATCTCGGCCCGCGCTCCGTCCTTGAATGCATGAAGCCGAAGCTGCTCGACCTGGTTCTGAACGGTCCGGTGCTGAACAGCGTATCGAAGGCTGCACTGCGGCAAATCATTCGGAAGCTCTACAGCGCGCTCGCCGCCTACGAGGACACGGGGCGGACGCCGGAAGAAGTGTCTGCGCGGGTTAAAGACTGGAGCGACCTTTGCACTATCGTCGGAGAGTGTGGCGGCATCGACCGCCTGCGGGAGCTGGCAGAGGCAGACAAGGACGGTCGGCTGGTGGTGCTGCCGTGTAAGGTTGGCGATAAGCTTTACGAAGTAACGGGTCGAAAAACGATCAGTGTGTATAAAGTTAGAGCTATCCGCGTGGAATTGTTCGGCTTGTTTATCGAGTGGGACATTGTAGAAGGGTTTGTTTGGCAATCGCTGTCAGGTATAAGCGCCGGAGAAATCGGTAAGACCGTATTCCTGACCTGCGAGGAGGCGGAGAAAGCATTGGAGGCGATGAAGGATGAATGACCTAAAACCCTGCCCATTTTGCGGAGACAAGGGCGTTATGCAGAGAAACGGTCACTGCTTTCGGGCATGTTGCCCAAATAGGGACTGTCCAACCGAACCGAGAACGCATTGGTTTTTGAATTATTTATTAGCAATCGAAGCATGGAACAGGAGGTGCTGACAATGGCTGAATACATAGACAGGGAAGCGTTTAAGAAAAGCGTGGAGGAGCGTTATTGCAAGCCGTGCAAGGCGGAGAAGAAAGACCACAACGGATGCTGGTGTCGTGCCTGTTGGGTTGACGATATGCTCGATGAGGTAGAGTGTTTCCAGCCATCTGATGTTGCCCCGGTGGTGCATGGACGGTGGGAATACATCCCGCAAACGCTTAACACGCTCAGTCAGTTTAGGTGCCCGTTTTGTAGGTGGTGGTCTCTTGACCCGTCTATTGACGGCGCTTACAACTACTGCCCCAACTGCGGGGCGAAGATGGACGAAAAGGAGGCTACTTATGATTAAGCCCTATATCAAAAATGAAACTGCAGTGGATATTATCTGTAGTATCTGCGACAGAATGTATCCGGGAATGGACTGTGAGCCTGCCGACTGTGAGTGGATGAAGATGCTGACGGAGGAATCTGTTGATGCTGCGCCGGTGGTCAGATGCAAAGACTGCAAGTACAGAGATGGCACACCGGGGCAGCCGAATATACTTTGTGCGCAGATGCACGAGGACGATTTCTGCTCCTACGGCGAAAGAAAGGAGGAGCCACATGATAGACTACAAAAAGACCTGTAAGTGGGAGCTTGGCAGGTATTACGAAAAGCTCATGGCCATCGACAGCCTGCAGGACGAGATCGATATGTTGACGGCCAGAATGGAGGGCATCAGGTCGCCCAAAATGGACGCCACACCTGTACAGGGCGGCAGCTCGACTGCCGAGGAACGCATCATAAACGCCATCTGCAATAGGGACAACCTAACCGTCAACCATAAGCTGGTTAAGTGGCAAGTGCGGCAGATGGACCGTGGCCTGTCTATCCTGACCGACCAGCAGCGCAGGATACTTGAGGTGGCCGTCATGCGGCGTGAGTACAATGCCATCGATAGATTATGTGACGAGCTGCACATCAGCAGGTCGGAGCTGTACCGCAGGATGGACGAGGCACTAAAGAGATACGCTATTTGCCGATACGGTGTGACCGAGCTGTAAAACTTGGGACAAATTCGGGACAAAATAACGCCTAACATAGTGTATACTAATATCGTGGTAAAACACAGACTTCCCTTGACATTCCTCCTGGTGGGGAGCCGGGCCCCTAATCCCGGCAATCTGCTCCCGTAGCTCAATGGTAGAGCGGCTGCCTTGTAAGCAGCGGGTTATAGGTTCAAGCCCTATCGGGTGCTCCACCTTCATGTTTTACCTCCTTTTTACGGGGCCGCCGATGCCCCGTTATCCCATCGGCCGAAGATACATGACCTTCGTAAAAAAGGTGCCGCGCTGGCAGACCGCAAGTTCGCAATAGCCTGCCTTACCAAAAGCAGTCAGAGAGTACCGAAAGGCGCTCTCTTTCTTTATGCCATAAAGGAGGGGATACCTATGGATTTAATAGTCCGCAAAATCCCGCAGAGCGACACCATCAAGGTATATCCGGTATCTGATGTGCATTTGGGCAGCATCCTACATGATAAAGAGGGCTGGCAAGCATTCTGCCGCCGGGTAGAGCGGGAGGACGCTTATCTCATCCTTGGCGGCGATCTCATCAACAACAATACCCGGAACGCGGTGGGAAGCCCCTTTGAGGATTATATCCGCCCGCGGGAGCAGAAAAAGATGATGGCGGAAATGCTAACGCCCATCAAGGATAAGATACTCTGCGCGGTATCCGGTAACCACGAAGCGAGGACAGCCAGGGACACCGACCAAGACATTATGGGCGATATCATGTGCAAGCTGGACATGGAGGACTACTACGCCGAGGATATAGCATTCCTCAAGCTGGAGATTGGGCGCAGGGTAACAAGAGATATCCCTATCACCAGCTATACGATGGCTGTTACCCATGGCTCCGGCGGCGGCATTTACACCGGTGCAACGGTCAACCGCAATGAGCGCTTCGGCTACACCATAGAGGGCATTGACGCTCTGATTGTTGGCCATACCCACAAAGGCACCATCAGTAAGCCCAAAAAGATCGTGGTGGACAGTAACAACAATGTTATCCGTACCAAGCAGCTGGTAGTGGTTAGCTGTACCGCATGGCAGCAGTACGGAGGATACGCAGCCCGGAAGATGCTATTGCCTAGCAGCGAGAGCGACCATGAGCAGCCGCAGACGCTCCTGCTGTGCGGGAACAAGACAGGCACTAAGCGGATAACAACGGTTTGGTAACAATAATTGGTAGCCCGGCATAGTAGACACCGGGAGGGATAGGGCGGGTAATGATAAAAGGAGGGCACATGGATTTACAAAAAGCAGATAGCAAAGAGTATTTGGAGTTTATAGATAAGTTTGCTCCAAAAACGACAACTGACGATTGTTTTACGCCTCCGTTGGTATATGATGCAGTAAGAGACTGGGTTTGCAAAGAGTACGGGGTGGACAAGGATAAGATCGTCCGCCCATTTTATCCGGGAGGAAATTATCAGAGCTTCGACTATTCAAACGGTGCGGTTGTTGTAGATAACCCGCCGTTTTCTATTTTATCAAAGATATGCACACATTATCTTGATGAGTGTATTCCATTCTTCCTGTTTGCTCCGGCGCTTACATGCTTATCCGGAAAAGAACTTGTAATGAATGTGTGCCATGTTATGACCGGTTCAACAATAACCTATGCAAATGGCGCAACAGTGGAAACAGCATATGTAACAAATCTTGACGATCCTGACCTCGTTGTAAGAACCGCGCCAGACCTATCGTCTGCTATAAAAATTGCCAATGAAACGCACCTCAAAGAAAAAAAGAGAGTTTTGCAAAAGAACAAATACCCGGATTATGTTTTGACGGCAGCGATGGCAAACTTATACGCAAGCCGTGGGGTAGACTACAAACTGCGAAAATGCGATTGTGTAAAAATAACAGCGTTAGACGAGCAGAAAGAAAAGAAAAAAGCCATATTCGGTGGCGGTCTTTTACTTTCAGAACGAGCAGCAGCAGAACGAGCAGCAGCAGAACGAGCAGCAGCAGAACGAGCAGCAGCAGAACGAGCAGCAGCAGAACGATGGATGCTATCGGATAGGGAATGGGAAATAGTTAGGAGCCTTGGCGATGATTCCGTTTGATTACAATTCTCCCAAGTGGAGAAGAAAGCGTCTGCAAATATTAAAGCGAGACGGCTATATGTGCCAGCACTGTAAGAGGTATGGCAAAGCAGTACCGGCAACAACCGTCCACCACATCCAACACGCTGACGAGTACCCAGAGATGGCCTTTGCCGATAAAAATTTAATTAGTCTCTGCGAGGGATGCCACAACAAACAGCACCCGGAAAAGGCTGCGGCGGCAAGGGGTCGTTACTGATATCCCCCCCTATCCGTTGCGCCTTCCGCCTCTATATAGGGACCGGCGGGGGGAACTTTTTCCAACTCTACGGTATATTTTTGAGAAAGGGGAAGCCATGACAAAGGAAAAATGGGTTGAAACTATCGGAAAACAGATGGAAAAACTCGGTACGGCCGACCCATCTTATCAATCTGCGGTAGAAACGCTTGCAGAGATACTGGAACAGCGGGATAAGACCAAGGCCGAGTTCAAAAAGTCCGGCGGTAAGTCCGTCATCGAATATACCAACAAAGGGAACGCCACAAACATGGTAAAAAACCCTCTGTTGATTCTGTGGGACGACCTCAACAAGAGCGCACTGGCATACTGGCGCGAATTGGGGCTTACTCCATCGAGTTTCCGCAAAATGACCGGCGGAGTGAAGGAAAAGGAGGAAAAGGGCGGCCTTGCCGCTGCTCTTGCCAGCCTTGAGACAGATTAAGGGTAAGAACTGGCCCGTAGTCCTTGAGTATGCCGAAAGCATCAGAGACGGGAGAAAGGTAGCTTGCAAGGAATTGCGGCAGGCTGTTGACCGTTTCTTTGCTGACCTCGATAATGACGAGTACGATTTCGCGCCGAAAGGGCCGGAGTTCTGTATTCAAATCATCGAAAAGACCCTCTGCCACCAGCAGGGGGAAAAGCTGGACGGTACACCGCTCCGGGGAAAGCCGTTCCTGTTGGAGCCGTTTCACAAATTCATCATATACAATCTTCTTGGGTTTAAGTTGAAAGGCACCGATGTGGTGCGGTTTCATGAAGCCCTTATTTTTATCCCTAGAAAGAACATCAAAACCAGTTTTGCCGCTTCCCTCGCATGGGCGCTGTCCCTGTGGTACCGGCGCAGCGGTTCCAAAACCTACATATCGGCCGCGGCTCTGATGCAGTCCCTTGAAAGCTTTAATTTTCTGGATTATAACATCCGGCTTATGGGCGAGGACGAGAAGCATGGCGGCGGAGTAAAGATCATTGACAACAACAACGAGCACTCAATGGAGGCAGAGCTTCCAGACGGCTCGTTTTTTATCCGCGCTCTGGCTGCAAACCCGGATGCGCAGGATTCTCTTAACTGCAATATTGCGATCTGCGATGAAATCCACGCTTTTACCAAGCCTAAGCAGTACAACCTTTTTAAGGAAGCCATGAAAGCCTACACCAACAAGCTGCTGATAGGTATTTCCACGGCTGGCGATAACGAACAGGGCTTCCTTGGGCAGCGGCTGCAATACTGCCGAAAGGTGCTGGATGGCACCATCAAGGACGAACAATATTTTATCTTTATGTGCTGCGCCAATCCGGATGAGGAGGGAAATATCGACTATACCAATCCCCTGGTACATGAGATGGCCAATCCGGCCTATGGCGTTTCCATCCGGCCGGAGGAAATTCTAAACGATAGCTTGCAGGCGCAGAATGACCCGCAGCAGCGGAAAGATTTCTTCGCAAAGTCTCTCAATGTCTATACCGGGGCTATCAAGTCATATTTCAACCTCGACGAATTCCGGCGAAGCGATGAAAAATATAACTGGACGCTGGACGAGCTTTCCAAGCTCCCAATAGACTGGTACGGTGGTGCAGACCTCTCAAAAATGCACGACCTAACGGCGGCTGCGCTTTTTGGAAATTACAAAGGCGTGGATATCATAATCAGTCACGCTTGGTTCCCTGTGGTGCAGGCTCATGTTAAGGCCGACGAGGATGGTATACCGCTTTTCGGCTGGGCCGATGATGGACTTTTGACCATGTGTAACAGTCCGACCGTAAACCACGCCGATGTTGTCAACTGGTTTGTTACAATGCGAAAGCGCGGTTTCCGAATACGACAGGTGGGGCATGACCGTAAATTCTGCCGAGAGTATTTCATTGGCATGAAATCGGCTGGGTTTAACATTATCGACCAACCGCAGTATTTTTACAGGAAATCAGAAGGTTTCCGGCATATCGAGCAGAGCGCCAAAAATGGGACGCTGTACTATATGCATTCCGAAGCATATGAGTATTGTGTTGGGAATGTCTCGGCCGTCGAAAAGACAGACGACATGATCCAGTACGACAAGGTAAGACCGACAAACCGAATTGATGTGTTCGATGCCTCCGTATTCGCCACGGTGCGGTACTTGGAGGCTTTGGATAAATCTAAAGCAGGAAAGAAATGGTGGGGTGATAAATGAGCATAGCAAATTTTTTTGAGCGCTTCCGCTCTCGGGATAAGCCCCAAACGCGGAGCGCTGTATGCCTGTGTGATGGAACCGGCTGGAAAGACCTAACCTGTTCCGGCTATACAGACCTTGCGCACAACCCGGAAATCTGTGCCGCTGTTGATAGGATTGCGTCTTTAATTGGAAGTATGACAATCTATCTGATGCAAAACACCGATAGTGGAGATATCCGGGTTAAAAATGGGCTGTCTCGTGTGGTTGATATCGAGCCGAACAGCTACATGGGTCGGTCAAACTTTATCCAGTGGATCATCAAAACAATGCTGCTGGATGGCCGGGGGAACGCTGTAGTGCTCCCAAAGACCCGGAAGGGGCTGCTCCGGCGGCTTGACCCGATTCCGGCGGCGTTTGTAGCATTTGTACCGAATGGGGAACGGTATTATAGCATCGAAATATCTGGGAAACCCTATGACCCGGAGGATGTGCTGCATTTTGCCATAAATCCGAGCAATTACTACCCATGGCAAGGCACTGGGTACAGCATTGCGCTGGCTGATGTGGCAAATAACCTCAAGCAAGCGGCGAAAACAGAAAATGGTTTCATGGCCAGTGAATGGAAACCGTCTCTTATCGTGAAGGTGGATTCGCTGACGGACGAGTTTTCTGACCCGGAGGGGCGTGCAAAGCTCCTTGGCGATTTTGTTGCAAGCAATAAAGCCGGGGAACCTTGGCTGATTCCTGCCGAGCAATTCTCGGTGGAACAGGTAAGGCCCCTTACTCTATCTGATCTTGCGCTGGCAGACTTCGTAAAACTGGATAAAACGACGGTGGCAACCATTCTTGGCGTGCCGCCTTTTGTTTTGGGCGTTGGCGAGTTCAAGCGAGACGAATGGAACAACTTTATTTCTTCCCGTATCATGCCGATTGCACAGATTTTGGAGCAGGAGTTTAGCCGAAAGCTGCTCGTATCTCCGGATTACTTTTTCCGCTTCAATGTCCGCTCCCTCTACAACTATTCCTTGGAGGAAACCATCAAAGCTGGCGCGGAAATGGTTGACCGCATGGCAATGACACGGAACGAGTGGCGCAGTTGGGTTGGGCTTACTCCGCACGAGGGAATGGATGAGCTTTTGGCCCTTGAAAACTACATTCCCGCGGACCGCCTTGGCGATCAGAAAAAACTAAACGGAGGAGGTGAGTAAATGGTAGGAGCAAGACAGGCAATCAGCCGCAGTGGCGACTTCAAAACCCGCGCTGCTGATGGGAACCTCTACATTGAGGGCTATTTCGCCACCTTTACCGGTGAATACCGGATGTGGGATAAAGCCATCGAGCGCATTGACCGAGGAGCCTTTGATGGTACCCTCGGTGATGATATTCGGGCGCTGGTTAACCATGATACCACAATCGTGCTTGGCAGAACAACAGCTGGTACACTGACCCTCCGCGTTGACGATTTGGGCCTTTGGGGGTCCATCCTCATTAATCAAGCGGATCAGGATGCCATGAACGCCTATGAGCGCGTAAAGCGTGGGGATGTTTCCCAATGTTCTTTCGGCTTTGACATCCTTGACGAGGAAACCGAAATCCGGCCAGATGGCACAACCGTGTGGACTATTCGCAAAGTCAAACTGTATGAGGTATCGGTCGTTACCTTCCCGGCCTACGAGGACACCATGGTAGAGGCTCGGAAAAAAGACCTTGAAAAGATCAACGAGCGCAAGCTCGACCAATGGAGGGCCGAAGCCCTCAAAAAGCTAAGAAAGGAGTGCTGACATGGCACTGAAATCCATTATGATTGCCAAAAAGCTGGAACTGAAAAGAGCAGCTTTTGAGGCACTGGTAGCTAAAGACGCAGAATTTGCAACACGCTCCGCTGAAATCGAAAAAGCAATCGGCGAAGCTACCACCGATGAGGAGCAGCAGGCTGTTGAGGACGCCATGAACAAATTTACCGAGGAACAGGATGCCCACAACGCCGAAAAAGAAAAACTGTCCGCAGAAATCAAGGGCCTTGAGGAAGATTTGGAAAATGCCGAAAAGAATCCTCCCAAGGCTGAACCCAAAGCAGAAAAGAAAGACGAAAGGAATGATTTTACCATGAATACCATCAACATTCGCTCCCTCCCCATGAATGTGCGCGCCTTTGACGCTCTTCCCAAAGAGCAGCGTGACGCTATCGTAGCCCAGCCCGATGTGCAGACCTTCTTTGCGGAGCTTCGTAACGCTGCCCGCAGCAAGAGAGATATCACCGGTGGTGAGCTGACCATCCCTGTTGTATTCCTCGACCTCATTGCCGAGAATATGTATCGCTACTCCAAACTGATGCGTCGGGTCCGCATCCGCAATGTCAATGGCGAAGCCCGTCAGACCATTGCCGGTACTGTCCCCGAGGCCGTTTGGACTGAAATGTGCGGCGCCATCAATGAGCTGACCTTCAGCTTTAACCAGATCACTCTTGACGGCTTCAAGGTTGCCGGTTATGTTCCTGTTTGTAATTCCATGCTGGAGGATAACGATGTAAACCTCGCCTCCTGGATCGTCGAGATGCTGTCCGAGGCTATCGGCCTTGCCAAGGATAAGGCCATCCTGTACGGCAAGGGCGCTGGTCAGAAGATGCCTCTCGGTATTGTGACGCGTCTGGCGCAGGAGAGCAAACCCAGCGATTACCCGGCCAATGCTCCTGCTTGGGTTGACCTGCACACCTCCAACATCATCACCATTCCCACCGCTTCCACCGGCGAGGCTTTCTGGGCTGCGCTGGCTGTTGCTGCTGGTAACACCTTCACCCGCTATTCCCGCGGCGAGCGCTTCTGGGCTATGAATAGCAAGACCCTGGCTACTCTGCAGTCCAAGGCAATCCTTGCTACCGCTTTGGGCCGGTATGTCACCTTTGACGGTATGACCATGCCCATCATCGGCGGTGATGTGGAAATCCTCGAATTTATCCCCGATGGCGACATCGTTGGCGGCTATGGCGACCTGTACCTGTGGGCGCAGCGCTCCGGCATGACCATCGAAGCATCCCGCGAGGTTCAGTTCATTCAGGACAACACCGTATTCCGCGGCAAAGAGCGTGCTGACGGTATGCCCGTTATCCCCGGCGCTTTTGTGGCGATTAACATTAACGGCGCTTCCGTAACCACCTCCATGACCTTTGCGGCTGATACCGCCAACAACGCCAAGCTGTCCGCTCTGACTGTCGGCAGCCTGTCTCTCAGTCCCGCATTTGACGGCGATGTTCTGAGCTACACCGCTACCGCTTCCGCTGCGACTGCTGCCGTAAACGCCACCACCGAGGTCGCAGGCGCACAGGTTGCTATCGCCTACAACAACGCCAATGTGAAGAACGGCGGCTCTGTTACCTGGCTGGCTGATGGCACTGCCCATCCTCTGACCGTAACCGTGAAGAACGGCAACGAGACCGTAGTCTATACCGTCAATGTAACCAAGGCTTCCTAAGGGGGGTTAAAGCATGACAGACGCTGACATCCTTGTGATCTTGAAAGTAGATTTGCAGCTTTCCACCGCAGCGCTGGACAACTATCTCTTGGCGCTGATCGCGTCTGCCAAAGAGTACATTGCCACCGAGGGCATCGTGCTCTCCACCAGTACGGGTGATGCCGTACTGGTGGAGATGTACGCCGCTTACCTCTACCGGCAGCGCAGAGAGAAAGTAGTGGCAATGCCGCGTATGCTGCGCTGGGCACTCAACAACCGACTGTTTGAGCAAAAGGTGGGTGGTTGATTTGGATGATCTCATTACATTAATCTCCCAAACCTTTGAGCAGAACGATATCGGGGTACAGATTGCCACAGAAACCACAACACAGGTCTGGGCGCGGCTGCAGTCCGCTACACGGGCGGAGTTCTATTCCGCCGGTCAAAACGGCTTGCAGCCGTCCCTTGTGGCGGTTACTCCTATCGCCAACTATGCTGGGCAGAAATTAGCCGAGTGGCGCGGCACACGCTATTCCATTTATCGCACCTATTTTGCAACAGGCAGCGATGAAATAGAGCTTTACCTAGAGGAAAAGGTGGGCAACGATGTCGAAAACGGTTAGACCGGATGAGTTGACAACGGCAATCCTGTCCGAACTGAAAAACTATGACCAGGCCGTTACGAATGGCGTAAAAAAAGAGGTTCGGCAGGTGGCAAAGGAATGCCGCCAAGACATTGTGACCGGCAGCCCGGTACAGACCGGCGATTATAAGGCCGGTTGGCGTGACAAGGTCGCATATGAGAGCTACAGCGATATCCGTATGCGAATTTTCAACAAAACGGATTACCAGCTCACGCACTTGCTGGAACATGGTCACGCAGGCCCAGGCGGAACCGCAAAAGGCTCTGCCCGCCCATTCCCCCACATCGGCCCAGCGGAGCAAAAGGCAGAGCAGAAACTATTAACCCGTGTAAAGGTGGTGATTAAGAAAGGATGACACTGCAAGAGGTCAATTCCCTGTTAAAACAGACGAGGATGCCCGTAGCTTACGGTTACTTCAATAAGCCGCAAAAGTTACCGTATATCCTCTATCGCGTCTCCTACTCCAATAATTTTGGCGCTGACAATGTGGTGTATCACCCCATCAACCATATACAGGTTGAGCTTTACACAAAAGATAAAGACCTAACAGCAGAGGGCAAAGTCGAACAGGCCTTGTCCTCTCTGTTTTGGCAGAAGTCCGAGAGTTACATTGAAGATCAGCAGTGTAACCAAGTAGTTTATGAAATCGAGGTGTAAAAATGGCTGATAAAGTTAAATTCGGTATCTCGAATGTCCATTACGCTATCCTCGACGGGGAAAATAACACCTATGGCACTCCCGTAGCCATCCCCGGCGCAGTTAGCCTGTCTTTGGAGCCTTCCGGCGATACCACACCGTTTTATGCGGACAACATTCAGTATTTCGTAGCCGTGGCGAACAGCGGCTACACCGGCGATCTCGAAGTTGCCGTTTTCCCCGAAGCATTCCTCAAGGATGTTTTCGGGTATACTCTTGACACCACCAGCAAGGTGATGATCGAGAATGCAAACATTCAGCCCAAGTCTTTCGCACTGCTGTTCCAAGAGGAGGGCGATGTGAACGGGACGAAGTTTGTTCTTTACAACTGCACCTGCACTCGGCCTACCCGTGAGCTGAACACCACGACCGAGAGCGTAGAGCCGCAGACGCAAACCGTCAGCATCACCGCTTCCCCGCTGGCAAACGGCAACTCCCTTGCCTACACTACGGCGGAGACCCCGGAGGCGACCGTGAACGGCTGGTACACCGCCGTATTCACTCCGACGACTGGAGGCTGAAATGAACAAAGTAATCGAGATCGACGGAAAAAGCGTAGGGTTGTGCGCTAATGCGCTGACCCCACGCATCTACCGCCATAAAGTGGGTCGGGATATTGTCCGTGACCTGCAAAAGCTACAAACGGCAGCGACATCCGAGGACGGATCTTTTTCCGTAAGCGATCTTGAAATATTTGAGGATGTCGCTTTTATCATGGCTCGGCAATATGACGGGTCCATCCCGGACAATGTTGACGAGTGGCTGGAGCAGTTTGAGATGTTTTCCATCTATAAAGTGCTCCCTGCCATTTTGGAGCTTTGGAGCCTGAACAACAAGACTACCGCTGTTCCAAAAAAAAAATAAAACAAACCGTGCGTGAGCCCACCGGGTCAACCTTTATGCTCCGCTGCGCTGAACTCGGGTTATCCGATGAAGCGCTGGAGGACATGACCTGCGGAATGGTCTATGATTTGATGATCGAAAAGGCCAACGACGCAGAACAGTATGCCATAAAGGGCAGACCCGGCGGCTTGCGTGATTTCTTCGCAGGAGGTGGTAAGATTGGCTGAAAATGTTAAAGGCATCGTTGTTGAAATCGGCGGCGATACAAAGGGATTGTCGAAAGCGATCAGCTCGCTGAACAGCGAAATCCGTGGGACACAATCGGAGCTTAATAAAGTCAATCGCCTGCTGAAACTCGACCCGACCAATATTGACCTGCTCAAGCAAAAGGAGAAGTTGCTCGGGGAACAAATCAAAAATACAGAAAACAAGGTTGAAAGCCTCCGAAACGCCAAAAAGAAAGCGGATCAGGAAATGGCGGACGGCACGGAGATCAACCAAAAACAATACCGTGAGTTAGTCCGGGAACTGACCAGCGCCGAACTAAAGCTGAAAGACCTACAGGCCGAAGCGTCCAAGAGCCGTGCGGCACTCGCACAGGTTTCAGCGGTTACCGGCGAAATAGCAGAAAAGTCCGGGAACATTGCAAAGAAGTTTGCACCGGCATCTTTGGCCTTTGCAGGAGCAGGAGTGGCAGCCACAAAAGCGGCTGTAGAATTTGAAAGCGCCTTTGCTGGCGTTGAAAAAACAGTAGACGGCACTACAGAGCAGCTTGCGGCACTCAGGCAGGGCATATTGGACATGGCGGAAGAAATTCCGGCATCCACCACCGAGATTGCGGCTGTTGCAGAAGCAGCTGGGCAGCTGGGCATTGCCACAGATGATGTGCTGGACTTTACCCGGGTTATGATCGACTTGGGCGAAGCAACCAATCTGTCCGCTGATGAAGCGGCCTCCGCACTCGCCAAATTTGCCAACATCACCGGAACGACCGCCGATGAATATTCCAAACTCGGCAGTACCATCGTTGACCTTGGCAATAACTTTGCCACAACAGAGCGCGATATTGTTGAGATGGCTACACGCCTTGCGTCTGCTGGTACAGTTGCCGGGTTGTCCGAACAGGATATCCTTGCACTGTCTACCGCTATGTCCTCGGTTGGCATCAACGCCGAGGCGGGCGGTACGGCAATGACCCAAACAATGACCGCAATAAGCAAGGCTGTGTCTGCCGGCGGTGATGATCTTGAAACATTCGCAAAGATCGCTGGTGTATCTGCTTCTGAATTCGCAGATATGTGGGGCAATGAACCGATAGACGCAATCAGTGCTTTCATCGGCGGGCTTGGGAAGATGAACGAAAATGGAGAGGACACAATCTCCGTATTGGATGAATTGGGGCTCTCCGGGATTCGCCAGTCCAATATGCTCCGTGCGTTAGCCCTTGCGTCCGATGTATTGGGCGATGCTGTTACAACCGCAAATACTGCATGGGACGAAAATATTGCCCTCTCCAACGAGGCAAGCAAAAGATACGCAACGACCGAAAGCCAGATGAAAATACTCCGAAACGGGCTCAATAACTTGGCGATTTCCATCGGTGATATCCTGCTGCCGATTATCAATAAAATCGTCGCAGGACTTCAAAATGCAATCGAATGGTTTACAAATCTCGACGATGGGGTCAAAAAGACGATCCTTATTGTCGGCGGTCTTATTGCGGCAATCTCTCCTGTTGCTGGAATCATATCAGGCATAGCCGGAGCGATGAGCAAGCTGACAGGCACGGTAATACCTGCCCTTATTGAAGCGGCAACTAAAATGGGGCCGATTATTACAACCGTTGTAGAGGGAATTTCAAGCGGAATTGGGGCGGCAATAGGTTTTATTACAGAAACAGCTATCCCAGCCGTTATGAGCGCTGTGTCATCTGCGTTCACATTCATAACGGGAACTGTAATCCCTGGAATTGTAACGGGCATAACGACAGCTGTTAATTTTTTGATAGCCAACCCGATAGTTCTGATTATTTCCGCCATTGTAGGACTTGTTGCGCTGATTGCAACAAAGGGCGACGAGATACAGGCCATCCTCCAGCGTGTGGATGATTTCTTGCAGGGCGTATTTACGACGGATTGGTCGGAATCGTTTGGAGTATTGGGGGAAATCTTAAATTTCTTCTTCTCAACAGTAAAATCCATTTGGGATTCCATAAAGGCCGTTTTTGACGGTATTATCGATTTTGTTCGTGGCGTTTTTACTGGAGATTGGGAAAGAGCATGGAAAGGTGTGCAGGAAATCTTTAAGGGAATCTTTACGGCGCTTGTTGACATTGCAAAAGCGCCCATTAACGGCATCATTGCACTAATCAACATGGTCATTGACGCAATCAACTGGATGATAAACGGTCTGAATAAGATCCACTTTGATGTCCCTGACTGGGTTCCTGTTTTGGGCGGTAAGTCCCTCGGATTTAATATTCCGACCATCGGAAAAATTGCTTATCTTGCCAAGGGCGGTGTTTTGTCCTCCGGCAGCGCCATCGTCGGCGAAGCCGGGCCGGAGCTGCTTACCATGGCCGGTGGCCGTGCCCATGTTATGCCGCTGAACGGAAACGACCGTGGCGGCATCACCATCGAAATGAACAACACATTTAACGGCTACGATAACGCAGCCGGTGAAGCTGCCGCAAGGAACTTGGTACAGGCGGTCAACCGTGCGCTTGGGAGGGCTTACTGATGAGAAAATTTAAGCTCAAGAACGGTGTCGGCGCCGAATGGGATTTGATGGACAAAACGGCGTACTTCAATGCGCCGGGTGGATTAGGCTTTGGCAAAACCTACTCCACCATCCAAGCCGGAAGCGCATGGCTGGTATCGGATGAATTCCTTAACCAGTATGCCGTGACAGGCGAAATGATATTCTTCGACTATTCCCGGTATCAGGCGTTTATTTCGTTCGTGACAAAAGGCCCGCTTTACCTGATGTATTCCCCGCTGGACACATGGTACAAAATCAAGTGCGAAGTGCAGTCTGCGGATAAGTCGGAGCTGAAATCCGGCTATTTGGCAGTACCGATTACATTCCTCTGCTTCGGGACTTGGCATGAAGCTGTTAAGGTAACGCAAAGCCAAGCGCCAGACCAAGGGATTAAAAGGTACAGCTATACTTATCCTTATTATTACGCAGAGACAGCAACAGGAACTGCAAAAATAAGAAACGGGGATTTGGCATCTCCGTGCAAGCTGCAAATCTTCGGCCCGGTCGTCAATCCTGCTTGGGCGCTTATCAAGGCCGGTACCCGTGTAGCGGTCGGAAAAGTAACCGCAACAATCCCTGACGGCCACAAACTCGTTGTTGATGCTGACCCTGCAACAATGGAGATTGCCGAGTATGCGCTGGACGGGACATACATCCAAAACCTGTACCAGTCCAGCGACTTTTCGACCGGAAGATTTATCTATGCTCCGCCGGGAGAAAGCACTTTGACATTTTCGCACGACGGCACATCGGATATAACCGCATATGTGGAGGTGGAAAAACTTGCGTACTCTGTTTAAGTGTGAAGTGTTCGCTCGTGATTATACTTTCCGCAGCTTTGCGCCGATTGAAAGCCCGGAGATACAGTTTGACTACCTGACCGTAGAAAAAACTACTCTCCGGGCTGTAAAGCTGGATGCAAAAAAGGGCGACTTTATAAGCGTTACAGACCAAAACGGGAATATAGCTTATCAGGGGATTGTTGATGATGTTGAAACCGATAAAACGGGCGTAACGATATCGGCGCAGCCGCTGATGTCGCTTTTTGACACGGAGGTATATTTCGACCGCACGACCTCTGCAAAGATCGAGCCTTTTATTGCTTCGATCATCCGAGATAACTTTGTTTCTTCGGGAGATGCTTTGCAAAACATATCCGGTATGACGGTGGAAACGACCTCCGAAACGGCCGGGGCGCTCAACCTAAAGGACAACATCCACAGCTTTTACGAAATCATCACGAAATCGCTGACGGCTTACGGCGTGGCGGTCAACATGAGCTTTGACCCGCAGAAAAAGACTATCTCCGTTAAGGTTGGTAAGGTTAGCGAAACGGCGGTAATCGAAACAAACCTACAGGCCATCGTGGATAAAAACATCATCATCGGTGACAGTACAGGCCAGCTGAACAAGGTGACCATCTACAACAAGTCCGATGAGACGCAGCGCATAACCTACTATCTGCACCCAGACGGAAAGGTCGACACAAACAACACGGACAGAATTACACCTGTGTTTTTTGCGGCGCAGTTTTTAGAAACGGATAACAATTTTGAATCTGCTGCATACAAAAAGGCTTACGAAGCGTTAAGTCCGCAAAAGTATGACAACATGATCGAGCTGACTGCCAGAAACGACTGTGGCGTGCTTGATACTTCTATGGCTATTGGCACAGAGGTTTTGGTCATTGATGGCGACAGTAGTTACAAATCTATCCTTACCGGCTATGCAAGGTCGCAGGATGTTACAAAAATGACCTTCGGCGTTGTCCGTGCCGACCTTACCAAAATTTTAATCCTTGAAAGGAGGGCAAACGCATGATAACGCTGCTCCAATATAACGCATCTATCGTCACACCGACGGATGATGCGTATCTGTACAACCACATTATCAACGACAGCGGTATCTTTACTGGCGTTGAGGTAACTACACAGGGAGGGAACATCATCAATGTTTCGGATGGCCGTGGTATAATCCTCGGGCGAAACTTTGTTGTGGAAGCCCAAACGATCAATGCGACGCTTCCGACCAGCGGCTCCGTCCCCGGAAGATTGCTTATCCAAATTGACATGGCAAACACCGAAGCACCGATTGCTTTTGTTGCGCAGGCGCAAGACCCGCTTCCGGCGCTGGTGCAGGAGGATATCAATGCAAGCGGTACTGTGTACCAGCTGCCGATAGCCACTTACACAGCCCAGCCCACAATGATCTCCGATTTGCAGTATGTAGCGCACACCATCAGCCCCGGTACTGTTTCGAGCTTTAACGGCCGCACCGGAGCGGTGACACCGCAAACCGGCGATTACACCGGGAGCCAAATCAAAATCCCCGGCTACAAGCAGGCAACCTCCCGGCAGAATGTAACCGCAACAGACACGGTAACGCAGGCCATCGGTAAAATGGAGTACAAAATAAACCGCACTTTTGTGGTTAAGCAAATCTCCCTCCCTGCCGCATCTTGGATGGGCGCAGAAAGTCCGTACAGCCAAACCATCAGCGGGCTTGGGACTACTGCCAACAGCAAGGTAGACATCCAAATGGACGCTACCTCCCTCGGCGTACTCATCGACAGCGGCACATCTGCGATATGGATGGAGAACAGCAACGGAACGATTACGGCCAAATGCATTGGCGATAAGCCGAACGCAGACATGACCGTACAGGTTACGATTACGGAGGTAACAGCATGAGCGTAATTTATGGTAATCCAATTGTTACCAGCGGGGGGGGGGTAAAACTCAACATTGACTACGGTACAAATCCTCCCTCTGATACCACCAAGCTCTGGGTGCCATTGGCGAAGAAACCGAGTGCTGTGGAGTGTAGTCCTGCGTTAGCTTTTGGAGATGAAGTTTTCGCAACCGAGCAAGGAGAGTTTGGTGGGAACCTTTCAGTGGAAGCGCAGCAGAATAACGTGATAGGCACGAAGATATATCAGTTTTGTGGGAACTACGGTGGGCTGTCAGCACAAAACAATGTTTATTGGTACGATATTAGTACGAAACAAACTGGCAGCTTTAGTATCTCTCCGCAAGAAGCAAGGTCACAAAACACTTCTGTTTCTGTCGGAACAAAGATATACTCTTTTGGTGGCCGCACAGCTGGAGGGTCAACTTATATATATTTGGATATATTTGACACAGCTACAGGTTCCATATCTGAACACATATCCCTTTCTTCAGCTGGAGTAACACCCGCAGTAATTGCGATGTTTAGTACATACAAAGATGGAAAAATATATTTTGGCGGAGGAACTACAGGTTCTTCAGTTTATAGAAGAAATCTTTTTTCGTTTGATGTGGCCACTAAAACTATAACGGAAGAAACTTTCAATATTCCTTTATATTCTTTTTGGTCATCTGCAATATTTGTAGGTGATGAACTTTACATTATCGGGTGTAACACAACATCCAGCAATCCAAATTCAAAGGTTGTCAAAATAAATTTGCAGTCTAAAACTGCAGAAGTGTTTTTAACGCTTCCTTCGAATTACTACTCTCCGGTTGTTGCTTGCTTTGATAATCGTCATATTTATGTACTTGGCGGCACTTCAACAGCTTCGATTACAGCTCCATCGTTAAAAATAGATACTGTTACAAAAACATATGAGCAGCTACCAAATAACTTTAGCACTTATTCGTTTGGTGCTGCTTACGGTATTGTTGGAAACAAGGTATATATCCTTGGCGGTAGCCCCTCTTACAATTTAGCTCCATCTACAAATGCTGTAAGAAGTTTTACTGCTTCTTCTCCCCTTACCAGCAACCACCTGTTCTTACAAGAGGACTACGGTTACGATGGACTGTGGACAGCACTTAAATCCAAAGACACCGACTTTAAGGTAAAGGTAATCAATGCCTACCTTGGGGATAGCAACAACATAGCACAATTAACAAACGCATATCTCTACGATAGCAAAGACCTCAAATGGAAATCCCTCTCCGGTGAAAGCTATGTAGCGGATATGCAGAACGCACTAAATATATTAGGGGTGATCTAAATACTCACCCCGGAAAGGGTGAATATGAGTATTTTAGGAAATCCCATTACATTGGGCGGCGGTGGAGCTGATTTGAACATTGACTTTGGCTCCACACCTCCAGCAGACACAAGTAAGCTGTGGGTTCCGCTAACACAAAAACCGAGCGCAGTAAATATTACAAACAATGTCAACGCAATTATTGACACAGCACAAATTGTTTTCCCAGGTACTCCTTCTCAATCTGCGGTAAGTGCATTTTCTCTTATTGATGACAAGATAGTGTTTTCACATAAGCTTGGACATGTTGCTGCGAATAGTGTTGGGTATGTATCACTTGCAGATTTTTCATATTCTATGTATTCTTCTGCTTATAGAACCGTGTTACCAATGACAAAAATAAAAGACAAAGTTTATACAACTGCATTTTCAGACGATGTAGGAAGTTGGTCATATAGCGTGTACTGTGCAGAGGTGAATTTAGTACCAGGAAGCACCGTATCTTTTGTTCGTTCTTCTTATGCCTCTTCACCGATAGTAAATATTTCTACTCCAATTACTGTTGGGAACGATATGTATTGGATTGGTGGCACTTCATCTTTTGACACAGCATATTATGGGACTTTGTTTGCTAAAATGTCATATGGGAGTACAGCATCAACATCAATACCGACATATCCCGCAGGATTCTCGATGTGTTACCCGAGCACATTGTCTCTTTATAATAATAAAATCTATTTTATTTGTAAGCCGTCAACTGATATGACTGACTATACATATGACTTATGTGTATTTGACCCGGCAACAACAAAAACAACAAGATTAAAGTCTGATGTTATCACAATAGGTGGGCTTCAAAGAGATACAATTCCATTTTCAATAATTGATGGCATTGGATATATTGTTGATATTAAAGGAACATTGTTTAAGATTGATATGTCAACTTACGAAAGTACATCTATTCAAAATGCTTTTCCGTTTAGCGGAAGTAATGGAAATATTTTTCTTGGCGTATCTTACAATGGAAGTTTGTTTATAAGAGAGCCAAAAGCAGTTGGTAGTGCAGATATTGGCCCAATCTATAAGCTCACTCCACAAATTGATGTAATCGCTGGGACACTTCAAATTATTTATGATGGACATGGCGAAAAGTGGAATGCACTCTCTGGGAAAGACACGCAGATTAAAATTGACCCAATACAAATTTATCTTGGAAATTCTGCTGGCAAGGGCGAAAAGAAGCAAGGTTATCTTTTTGATGGTTCTAAATGGGTATCTATAGAGAATGACTCTACCTATATTGATACAATGAATGCACTTAATATTATGGGGGTGAACTAAATGGGCTATTATACAGAAAAAGCCAAAGAAGTAAAAGCAAAGCAGGAAGCAGAGCTGGAACAGCTGAAAGCAGCTCTTCAAACCCTTGGCGTAGAAACCGAAGAAAAGGAGGAAACAGCCAATGCGGAATGACATCTTAGAGCAGGCGCAGGAAATCCGGACGAGCATTGACAGCGTGACCGGCACTTTGGCGGACGCTGATGCAGCAAAGAACCCTATGCTGTTCCTGCCATGGGAAGCTGATACCAAGTATGCGGTGGGTGACCGCAGACGGCATGACGGCAAGGTATACAAGTGCTTGCAGGCCCATACCTCACAAGCGGACTGGGAACCCCCAGCTGTTCCTGCCCTGTGGGTGGTAGTCAATGTCAGTTCTCCCGGCACGATTGATGACCCCATTCAGGCATCGAGGGGCATGGAGTACGAGTACGGCAAGTACTACCTTGACCCGGAGGACAGTAAAACTTACCTCTGCAAGCGTTTGAATGAGACCGGCACTATCGTGCTGTATTACCTGCCGCACGAGCTTGTAGGCCAGTATTTTGAGGAGGCATAACCCATGGAAATTGCACTGGCCCTCCTCGGCTCCGGCGCATTGGCTACCGTCATTAGCTGGCTGCTGCATCGTATTGACCGCAAGCAGGACAAGCAGGATCAGATTATCTCCGGTATGGCAGCCTTGGACAATAAGCTGCAACAGCATATTGATTCTGACGAACGCTACCGGACAGATATGTGCCGCATCCGCATCCTGCGCTTTTCGGACGAGCTGCGCCGTGGGGTGAACCACAGCGAAGAATCCTTCAACAATGTGCTGGAGGATATCGACAACTACACAGAGTACTGTGTGGAGCACGAAGATGTCTACATCAATTCCAAAGCGGATGCAGCGATCCGCAACATTAAGAGCGTCCACGACCGCTGTATTCGTGGCGAACTCAAATTCCTTTAAGGAGGACATAAAATGAACGATTTTGTAACTTGGACTTCCCTTGGTACTTACGCAGGTGCAGTCATGATGGTCACAATCATTACCCAGTTCCTCAAGCAGACCCCTCTGCGGAACATCAACACCCAGCTGCTTGCTTACATCATCTCTGTGGCCATCCTCATCGGAGCCGAAGCCTTTAACGGCTCTGCTCTGACGGTACAGGGCGTGGTGCTGTGCCTGCTGAACGCTGTTATTGTCGCTTTGGCTGCTAATGGTACATATGACGCAGCCACCACCGGCATGGTCAAACACACTGATGCGGCTATTTTGGATGCCGAAGGAAAGGGGGAGGCCTAATGGCTTTCCTCTCTCCCGATAATGTACGCTATGATAACGGCGTAAAAATCTGTGAGAAGATAATCCCGGATTCTGCGGTTTGGAACCGTGATGTTAAGGAAGGTGGTTACACCTACCGAAAGGGAACGACCTATAAGGCCAATCGTCCGCTTTCTGCGATTAAAGGCGTCACAATACATAATACCGGGCGCATCAAGATTCCTAACGGAACCACAATGGCGGAGCAGTACACCCGCGCTACCTACCCGAACTGCAACATGGGGTCTGTCCGTGTCCACTACTATGTGGACGAGAACGAAGCATGGCAGAACCTTGACGAGGGCGAGGTCGGCTGGCACGCCGCTGATGGAAACTATGGCCCCGGAAACAGCACTACCATCGCCATCGAGATCATCATGGACGGAACTGATGCCGAGTACAATCGGATTGCCGAAGATAACGGTGCAAGACTTTGCGCTGCTATCCTCAAGCGGCATGGCTTGGACGAGAGCGCCGTCTACCAGCACCATGACTGGTACGCAAGGAAAGATTGCCCTGCCTATATCAGACCGCACTGGAGCGCGTTTTTGGCGTTGGTGCGGCAGTATCTCAATGACGATACGCAGGTGCCGAGCGATTATGATAAGCTGGTCGCCGAGCTGGAAGACATCAAAGAAAAATACAGAAACGAACACGCCAGCGCGCAGGCGCTGCGTGGGAGAATCTTAGCCGCTATTGAGCAGTATGATACGGTTGCGAAATAACTCACTTTGTAACTCACTTTTGTTCCGAAAGTGAGTTTTTCATGCTTTTTTTAGCGGAATGAAAGTCTGGAAAACCGCTTAATTCCTACACTTTGCGGCAATAACATAATTTTTCGTGTGGGTTCAAGTCCCATCTTCCGCACCAAAAAGAAAAAGACGCCTTTGGGCGTCTTTTTCTTTTTGGTGCACTGGGGAGCACAAAGCCTGCGCAAAGGACCAGTCTGTGTCCTGATGAAACGCGAAAGACAACCCTGATGGTTTTCTTTCACACTATCTTTCCCTCCGAAGGCACAGGCTTGTCCAGATATTACCGGCCGTCTTTTTCTTTTTGGTGCGGTGGGGAGCACAAAGCCTGCGCAAAGGACCAGTCTGTGCCCTGATGAAACGCGAAAGACAACCCTGACGGTTTTCTTTCACACTATCTTTCCCTCCGAAGGCGCAGGCTTGTTCAGATATTACCGGCCGTCTTTTTCTTTTTGGTGCACTGGGGAGCACAAAGCCTGCGCAAAGGACCAGTC